ATGATACAACTTGATTTGTTTGTGTTGTTAATATTTCTGATTTAACTTGTATTCTCAAATATATTTGAAGATGAAATATATTTGAAGTATAGAATAATAATTTGAAAATCAATGAATGAGATTTGATATTTGAGTTTCAACAATCAATGAATGAAATTTGAGATTTGAGATTATAAATCAATGAATGAAATTTGAAATTTGAGATTTATAAATCAATGAATGAGATGTAAGTTTTACAAATCCCAAACAATAGCATAACTTGATTTATTGTATTCTCAAATATATTTGATTTTTCGTTCAACAAAACACATTTGAAATTTTATGTTAGAATCACAATCTTTAGTTCATTAATTGGTGACATTTGAAATTTTATCAAATCATCTCTCACAATCTCTAAAAAATGATACAACATTGATCAGATAAATCCATAAAAATAAAATGACTCAAATTTATACTGTGACCCAATTCGAAAAACTATCAAACAAAGATTTTCTTAAATCACATGATTCTAATTCGATCCTCGATTTGTTTCTGAATTCGCCATCTCTATTGAGATACGTCCTCAGAAAACGATTGGATCTCATTGATTCGATATCTGATGATAATTTGACTTTCATCTTGAGAAACTCAAAGTATGATTGTAAACAAGTCATTCGAGCTTTTCTCAAAGATTATTTGATCGATGACAAATCAGAAACATTTAATTTTAGAATTGATAGAATAATTCAATTGATAACTAATAAATCTTATTTTACTCAAATGTTTACAGGTAAATCAAAAGATAAATTTTTACAATTCAGACCTCAAATAATTCTATCTGAAAATAAGACTATAGTTATTAATTTTATGTCTAAGAATTTTCCAATGAAAACTATGAATCAATCAGAATTCACAAAAGAATTCCAACAGTATAACTCTTCATACAGAGATATTTTGACGCTTATTTCTAAGCAATATCAGAGAGATTTTATTGATTCATTTGATTATACTATCAAATCTCAAATATCAATTAAACTATTGAATGATATTGGTTTTGATTTGAATCCATTGTTTATTCGACTTCTAACAAAACAAGTGAGTTACAACTCTTTTTCAAATAAAGATAAGAAAATCAGAGCTACGTTTTATCATCTCGAAAAAACATTGTTGGAACAGATTCAATCAAATGAATGTAAAATTTCAGATGAATCTGTTATTCAATCTTTTTCAACTATTTCAAATGAGATTCACATCTTGTTGAATGAAGGAAAAGAGAAATTCTTTGATTATCTCATTCAAAATTCGAATGAAAAAAACAAAGAGATTTCATTTATCCAATATATGGAGAAAATTAGAGGCACAATAGATGCAACTATTATTTTTCTATTGTTTGCTTCGTCACATTCAGAGCTATTGATTAAATCTCATTCGGATTGTTCTTTGCGTGAAGCAATCAGAGCAAATAGAACAAAAGTTACATTGTTGTATCAAACATTGAATCTTAAATTTTCATGTGAAACGATTAAAAAATATCCATTAAAATATTATTCTTTGTTTTACACTGTTGATCCTGAAACATACTACAATGAGTTCTATTCATCATTGGATGAATCTTTGATACAAAATGAATATTCTTTTCTTCGTAAACTCATCGATGATAATAAAATCTTTGATAAACTATCTGATGTTTCAAAAATATGGATTTCATTGAAAACTAACAGTGGAATCACCAATATCATTTCATACATGCAAAACTTGTTGGATCACAATATTGATTTACCTGATAAAATTGTTTATGATATCTATAGACTTGCACACGATACAAACTCTCAAGCAATTCAAGCAATTCGATCTATTCTGATTTTTATGGAATCTAAGTTTATCAAACCTGATCGATTTCACATTGTAATCGATGGTTGTTTGTCGTATGTGAATGCACTACAAAAAATGTCAACAAAAAACATTGTGATTCATCAAACATCTGATGAAGAAATAAATGTTAATTAATAAACTTAAATTTAAATTTGAGTTTCAAATATATTTATTAAATATATTTGAGAATAATATATTTAATAAATATATTGTTATGTAAACATCAGAGTAACATCGAACATAAAAACCAAACTTTACAACGTCCGACAGGGTTAAAAATCTTTTTATCATTATTTTTCCTACACAAATAAGATTTTTCTTTACCAAATTCATTGTAAAAAGCAATATGTGTTTTTTGTGGTTCCTGACAAATAGTTACATCAGATAATGATCTAAATAAATAATGTTGATTTAGTTCCCATTTTTCATCATTCGCTTTTAAATATTTATTTACATAATCTCCATCAAGAGTTCCATAAATTTTCAAATATCCATCATTAACAATTGACATTGAAACAAAACTATCACAAACACAAAGTTTTACAATAATATCTAAATTCAAACTTAATATATATATTGTATCTTGAAATTCACCTGATACATTTAGAACAATATAAGGAACATTATTTTTATCTATCCAGAACATTATCGAGTAGCTTCCGTTTTCATTGATCTTTAGTTCAAATTCATCCTTATTAATTGTTCGATTATCCCAATTTACATCGTATCTATCAAATCCAAAATACTTATAGTTCGTGAATTCGAATCCAATATTATTTATAAAATTAATTTTATCGACAAAAATAACTTTATTTTTTTCTTTTTTATATCGATGGATAGAAGTAGAAAAACTTACATAGTAATATTCATTTATTTTATGAATAAAATTATTGCTTGTAATATGATCCAAATTAAAATGTAGATTATGAAAATCTATTTTATATGTTTCTTTTGTTTCAAAATTTACAATATAATTATTATAATATAATTCGCATGTATTTGGTATGTATATCGTTGATGTATCGTATAAGATCGAATCAAAAAAATAATGAAAGTTTTTTTTGTATATCTCTTTATTGTTTGAGTCAAAGAAAGATAAGGTAAAAAAAATATGATAAGATGGTAAATCAGAGAATGAAATTGAACATTCATTTTTAACTTCACTTGGTATCAAAATCATGCATCTGTCAAACAGAGGTGTGTATGAAGATGTGGTAATTTTTGAATGTGATATTTTTTTGGTTTTTTTGTATTTGACAGAGAGAAAAGGAAAAGTGATTAGAGATGAATTTTTGGTATTAAAATTAAGATTGTTGTCTATCTCAATAGTAAATGGGATTTTTCTCATTGATGATGGTGGTTGTATTTAAAAATGTCAATCGAGATTTTTCTTGGATCAGTTAAGTGGTAGGTATTTATGAGATATTTAGATGAGATATTTAGATGTAATCGTTAATTATTATTGTTTCATTCTTTGATTGATGAGTCTTAAATTTTAAATCTTATTCATTGTTTGAAATCAGAATCTCAAAATTCATTAATCAATCAATGAATCTCAAATTTCATTCATTAATTCTTCAAATATTATTCTATACTTCAAATTATTAGATCTTCAAACATCTCAACCAATACAAGTTAAATCAAAAATATTAACAACACAAACAAATCAAGTTGTATTATTGTTTGAAATCAAAATATCAAAATCTCAAATTATTATTTCTATGTTTCGAAGTATACTTCGAAACATATTCCCCATCATATGATCAATATAAAAATTGATCTCTCAATTTAGTACAACAGACATTCAATTTAACTATGATTCCAATCAATGTCAAAGTTATTCCCAAATATACACCAGAACAATCACTACATAAATTAAATAATTTTACACCAAACATGATATTTACTATCAATGTTTCAATATTACAATTATCACATTTTACGATCATTACAAATAAAACTCACGAGATATTTGAAACAATAAAAATCAAAATTATCAAAGATTCGAATCATTTACACAACAATGATAAAATAAGGATTCAAATAATCTCAGATTCAAGCAAAGAACTCTTATTTTTTAAATTAATTCCTTGTGACAAACAAAATAAAAGACTCAAATATTATGTTTCATTCATTTATGATCCAGAAAGCATTCCATATTTTTTTCCTTTTGATGCAATTGAAATATTAGGTACTTCAGAGTTCGTAAATTTTTATCAAAACAAATGTATAATCACTGATGTTAAACACAACACTTCATTTGAGATTGAGACAGATTCTTATTGCAACTGGTTACGAAACTTCGAATATGTTTTAAAATTTGAAAATAAATACTATTTTATATTTGCATCAACCTTTGAAGAAACAATAGTTGTAACGAAAATCGATATTTTATGTGAAAATAATAATAAAAAAATATGTGGTCCAAAAACAGTAGTTAAAATCAAAAATCAACAGTGTCCTAGATACATCAAATATAAGAAACATTTATGTACAATTGGTTACAAAATAGATGTTTCATCTTATTTTTCTTCTGAAAAATTGGTTATGATCTATTGGGATATGATATTTACCACTTTTTATAGTGTAATTGATAATGAGAGATATGCGATATTAAAATCAAAAGTAGGATATTATGAAAAAAAGTTAAAAATAAAAACAAATCATTGTGGGTTTATTCCTTGGTTTGATTGTTATTCAACACCTCATATTTTACTCGCAGAAAATGGTTCAATAAAATTAATCGATATAGAATTGAATAATATAACTTTGATTTTTGATTCTTATAGTTTGGAAATTAGAATCAGTGATGGAATCTTATTAATTAGAGGAAAACTAAATATAAATTATGCAAACAAATATTATAAACAAGGAGATTCAGATCAATCTGTATGTTATATGTTTAAATCACCAACAGAAATTTCAACTATTCATTTACCGATGAATATTCGTCAAATTTACTTTAATTCAGATGGAAAACCTGAGAGCTTTTTACAGTGTGGTGGATTATCTGTTCGTGATTTATCATTTGAAGATGAAAATTCGAGAGATATGATAGTGGGATTTAATAAGAAAAAAGTTGGATATGCTAAAACTTGGTTTTTATGTCTGTTATTTTTATCAACTTAATTTGTTTGTTGATCACTAATTTCTTAACTAAATTAAGTCAAGAAATTTTTTTAAATTATTAGAATTAACCATAGAACAATTGATTAATCAAATAACATGATCGATTAATCAATTGATTAATCAAATAACATGTCTAAATCAAATTTATCTTTCGCTTCGAATGACAAGAAACAAATAAAAGAAAAGAAAAATGATGAGTTGATATTATATTCATTTCTGCTATGTACATCGTTCCTTTTGTTTTTAATTGCTTGTGTTGAATATCATGAGAGAAGTTTATATTTTAATCTTAATTTTAATCTCAATTGACTTTCGAAAAATTATAAATATTAATCACATCATTTTGATTAATATTTAACAAAAATTAAATTTCAATTATTAAACCTAGATTTTCATATAATTAATATCGAGTGTTGTTCATTAGAACTCAAATCATATTTTTTACAATGGAAATTTTTTTATCCGTTTGGGGGGTAATCGGTTAATTTTTTTTTACGATTACCTCCCAAACAGATAAAAAAATTTCCATTGTAATTTAATTCATATACAAGATAAAAAATATCAAATGTCATTACCATCAGAATTTATTGAATTTTTTAATCTTTCGAAAATAACATACGAAACATCGAATAACATCAATGTGATACAATGACTTCTTTTAACTATATATTTCATATTGAAGGTAAAGAAAAGAAAAATATTTTATCTTATTTTTCATATCATTCGATTGAAGATGAATATATTCTTTCTATTGAAACAACCACAATGAATCGATAAAATATTGATTTAATGATTATAATTTTTGATATTCATTGGTATTTCTGATTTAATTTGTATTCTCAAATATATCTTAATAAGATATATTTGAAGTTTAGATAAATGAAACACCATCATAATTTCAACCTAAAATCAAAGAACATAAGAACCATGTTTTAGTGTATCCAACTGGAAAAACACTTGTTTGAATCATGGATCTTGACGAAACATGCATACAAGGTTTATTTTCTTCATTAAACAACACTACACAAAAGTGGTTCTGACATTTGATTTGATCCAACGACATTGGAAACTCAAAAACTTCAAATGGTGATTCAAAACGATAAAATTTCATTTCTTCACTTTCACTGACTTCACATGTTTTTGCATGAAACTCAGGTTGCAACTTTCCGTAAATTATCAAGTTACCTTGATTACAAACTGAAACATTTCTAAATCCATTTATTTTACAACTTTTCATAACTCGAATCATTGAGTTAGGATTCGATATATCATTTGGATCTAAGAAACAAAACTCTTCATCTTCTTCATTTATGAATCGAATTACCAACCAATTGTTAGAATTTTTGTCTTTCCAAGCAATCAAATCGAATTTCCTTGGTGGATTGAACAATAAAAATACACCTTCATTTCGGATGTATTCTGGTCCCCAACCAAATTGAACGTCACCAGAATAAGTTATGTTTTCACGATGTAAGAGACTACTCGTTCTTGTGTACAATTCTTGATTTTCATTTTTGATTTTATATTCTTCGACTTGGTTATCTGATACATTGATTATTTTATTTTCAAACGAATACAAAGTTGAATTCTTAAAAACAAGTCCATCATGAAATCGCCTGATTTTCTTTGTGAACAAATCAACAACTCGAATATCTGATGCAATTTCTGTTGTACCATTGATATAATAAAATCTCTTGATTGGTGAGAATGAATCGAAAGTATACCGAAAAGAAACGAGGTATTTTTTGTTCTCTGATGTCAACAAACGAAGTAAAAAAAACATGTGGTTTTTGGGTTGTTTGTACAAAAGAAAGTAAATTTCATTTGTATCATTGTTTTTTAGGAATGATCCGTTCTCTAGTATTTCTTTTGTATGATTCTGATTTTCTTCAATTCTTATTTCAAATTGTATAAAATTTGAAGATCCAAGATTCATTAGAGTCATTGGAAACGATAAATTGTAACATTGAGAAAACCTAAAATGTGTGTCAAAATATCTTCCTTTTTCAATTGAAACTTTGTGATTAATTGTTTCGAAGGACATCTCTGCGTTTGATAAACAAATGTCATTTTTGAAGATTCATTTGATTATCAATAAAAATTTAATAATTATAGTTTAAAACAAACAACTTTTTTGTTGTTTGTTTTGTGTTTTGTGGTTTATTCTTCATTTTTGTTTTTTCTTGTTTCACGAGTTAAAAGAAAAACAGTAACACCTATTACTGCACCCAAAAGAACCTCACCAAATGAAAACCAAGAACTTGATTCTTCTTTGACTTGTTTTTCTTTGACTTCAATTGCGTCTTTTTGTTCAGATTGTTCTCTTCTGTAAACCAATCTCTGAACATTTCTTGGCAAAGGGTTTTTTCCATCAGGTGATTCTTTGCTGTCAATGACAACATCACGATGAGAAATACTTCCTTTACAAGATGGGCAATTTGGTCTCGTGAGAGCCCACTTCTGTATACACCCAATATGTGCCAAATGTCCATTCCAGCAATATTGAATTACTTCTCCAAAGCTGGATTTACAAATGTCACACATCAAAAAGTCCGACAAGCCGGTTGTCGGTTCAGGGTGCTCACCCAGCACCAGGGGGTCCAGAGATCCCGACTCTGTGGCGGAGCAGATCTTTGCCTCACTGCTCGACTTGCCCAAGGCATCCCCTTGGAGGAGCTGAGAACCGCTCTCAGCGCGCGTCCTGTCCTTTATGCCAACGACAGGCGGTAGGCCGGTTTCTCTCTGTAGATCCATCGGTCAATTTGACCGAACTAGGTATTTTAACAGTCAGTTTTTAACATGAGTTAATTGAATAGATTCAAGGTTCTGATTGATTAATTTAAGTTTTTAATAAACAAGTTTTTACTTGTTTATTTTGTTTTTGTGCTTCGAAAAGCTTTCTTTGTTTTTACGAAAAGTAACTCGAGAACAACGCTTTGATGAAACCAGAAAAAGACCATGAAAAGTCAATGTCACACTCGATGTGTTCTTCTTTTTCAACCATTCCGCCAAAACCTTGTTCTTCTCTTTCGTCCATCTCTTTTTGTTTCTGAAGTTTGGAAAGAAGTTCGTTCGAAGAAATCTCAAACTGTTCATTGAATTGTTTGATGTCATCTTCATGGTCTTCGTAACATTCATTGAAATACAAAGCAACTGCTTTTTCTTCTTGAATTTGTCTGAGAAGAACATGAATCTTTCTGTATTTCTTCTGAACTTCACTTTCGCATTTTCGAATGATTTCTCTGCGATATGCAACTTGTTCCGCTTCATCACATTCGATCACGATTGGAAGCATGGGAGCATAGTCAATGTGAAAATCTTCAGGTTGAACTTCTTCTTTGACCTCTTCTGAAACAGCTTTGAGTTCGGGTTCAGCCAGAGCGACGTATCCAACGTCGCGTGGGTATTTTTCTTCGTTTCTCTCGTTGTGATCTTCTTCTACTTGTGCCCAAGCAGCAGCTCTGTCTTCTTGAATTTGATCAGCATGATCGGGTTCTCCAAAGACGATGTCTGGATGTAAGATGTCTTCTCTACAAAGAGGACAAGTTTTCTTACCTCGAGATGCCCAAGTTTGAATACAATCAAAATGAAAAAGATCAAAGTTGTTGCACACAGCAACAAGGTTCTCTGATTTCTCAAGGCAAATGTGACACGTAATTGAGACGCTCATTGTTCTGAAGGTTCGATTGCTTTTCAAGTAGAATCAATAGTTTCAGGGAGTTTCTCAAGTCTGTGTAAGTTTGTGGTTATTTTAGACAAGTAGTTTTTTTAACATTCATTTAAATGCATAGCGATTATCGAGTGATATTTGTAAATCAAAGTTGATCTTAATTTCTTTTCCATAGAGACGAAGCAGAGAGTGGATTCCAATTTGGATCGAGTGCAATGTGTGATACGAGTGCAGTGAATGTGATATTTCTATATGTTACATATTCTCCTTTCTTGTATGAAGAGTTCAGTTTCCATTCTTTGATAGTTGTTGGAGTTTGAGTTGGTTGAGTAGTTGGAGTTGGAACAACTATTGGAGTTGGTTGAACAACATCAATTACTTTAACCTCATCAGTTACATCAACATTATTAGAAACTTGATTCAAACTCAAATATTTACCTGATGCAACAATCAAACATAATAATCCAATTGTATCACCAAAGTAATCTTCAAACCCTTTGTTCAAAACATACTCTGTTAGTTTGTTCATCCAACTTAAATCTTCACAAATACCTGCAACAAGTATCATAGGTGCAACAAATGCCAAATCACTATATGAAGCCAATGAATCACCATTTAATTTATAACCAGCAGAGATTTTACTTGGGTTCACACCACTACTTTTTTTAATAAATACATTCAATGATTCAAACATTCCTTTCAATTTCTCATTGCATGAATACAAAGCAAGTCTCATTGGTGTTCGACATGCGTTCCACGAATAAGTCCCATCAGTTTCTGCTTCGAGTATCTGTCCAACAACAGGTTTCCAAATATTATTTTCATAAATTATAAAATCTGATATCAATCCATTTTCTTTGTTTGAACAAGCATTTGCAATAGATAAAATCTCAGACTCAATTGATTTCCAAAGAGAACTTCTCTCAGAATCAATCGCAGCAAAAACCTCAATGTGACCAAGCATAAAATCAGATGAACGAGTGCATCTACCAAATTTATCAGAGTTTGATACGCTCCAATCACCAAGCTTAAGACTTCTTATTGAACTATTTACGCATGATTTAGCAAAGGAACTTAAACTTTCCTTTGCTAAAACTAAATATGAACTTTGTTTCCAATGAAAAGATGCTAAAATCAAAGCATAAATAATGTCCATATCACCATCTGTTGCACTCGAATTATCTTCAGGTTTTGTATATAAATTATTACCTGATCTACATTGTCTCCAACACATTTGTTTGTTTGAATTCTGAAAGCGAAGATAGTACTTCAATGCTCTATCAAAAATAATTTTATCATTCATACAAACTGCTGAAAGCATCAAATAACCATGTGCCTCAGATACTGTTGCTTCACTTCCTGATGGTTGAAAAACTACATAAGATCCATCAAAATATTCTCTTACATATTGTTTTTTCCAATTTTCATAGTATGAAACTACTTTTTGTTGAAGTGAAACAACGGTTGATAATGGAAATTTGATTGGTGTTAACATTCTATGTTTTATATGGAGAGATTTATTTGAATAAAAATATGTTAAAACATTTTAACATATTTTTATTTTACAACAGAACATTAAGGTTGTAAAATAAAAATATGTTACCCCCCATTCTGAAGTTTTTTTGATTTTACGTCAGAATGGGGGGTAACATATTTTTATTTTACAACCTTAATGTTCTGTTGTAAAATAAAAATGTAAAACGAATTCTGTTTTAACAACAATTCAAATAAATCAAACACCTAAAAATGTTTTAGGTGTTTTCAGTTAAACTTTGATAAAATGTGATAGACATTGATGGATTCGAAATATTAATCGAAATTGATGAAAATTCACATCAAAATTATGATCAGAAAAAAGAAGATTATCGACATAAAATATTGACCCTGATTAATGGTCAAATTCTCAGAATTAACACAGATGATTTCAAGATATTAAATGATGAAATTGATTGTAATCAACTCAATGATTTTTTTGAAACATGTGATATTGCGATACAAAATTCATACACATTGAGACATGGAATATCAAAAAATATAAAAACATTGATTGATAAGTTCCCTGATAAGGAATTTCAAAAAAGAGCGTTATCAATGTTTGGAAAAATAATTCATAATCAAACCTATCCTTTTTCAAGAAGCGATGTTGAAAATTATTTATTTTCAGATAAAAGAAAATTTACATATATTTATAAGAATTTTATTGGGAAACAAAAGAGAAAAGAAAGAATTGATTATTATTCGATTCAATCTGATAAATTAATTGAATTGTTCAATAAAAAAAATCCAACGATTATTGATGATGAATATCTCAATATTTTTTATGAAGAATTAAAGCATCTTTGTGAGACTCATGATTTTGACGTGTATTACGATGATGAAATTCGAAAAGTAATCAATGTTTCAAAGCTTTTATTAAAAACAAATTCAAGTATTTTGAGTCCTAAATACATGTTTGTAAAATTTTCAAGAGTAGCATTTATTGAATTTATTTCTATGTCTAATTCGAGAGAAGCTGAAGTTTATCATCATTTATTGGTTGAAATATATGAAAAAATGTCAGAATTAATTACAGCACTTCGCACAACAACTGAAATCTCAATGAACAAATCAGAATTTAAAGAATTAATTAATTCTACATCTCAATTAGCATGTGAAAGTCATTCGAATGAAATAATTAAATTAAAAAGAAACATTGATTTGTTGAAGAGCGAAATTATACAACTTAAAAAATCATTGAATGAAAAAACTAGAAATGAATTGATGTTACAGAAGATCATTCAACAATATGAATAATATTTTATTTCACGTTGAGTGAAATAAAATATTATTTTCTTTGGTTTAGTAGATAAATCTAATGTAACATAATATTATGCTATGTTTCAAAGATAAATATTTTTATTCGTTTTACCATTCTAACCTCAATTCCATTTTCAATCAATTCATTTGTAAATTGTTTGAATGTGAATTTCTTTGGGAATCCTTGAGTGTCAAAGATTCTTTTCAAATCACTGTATGAAATATTTTCAGATGGGAGCCAAGGATATTTGATTCGAATTGAATTTTCTTTCTTTTCTTCTTTCTTTTCTTCAACTATCACTCGAACCTTACATTCAGGTTCAGGTTCAGAAAAAGGTGGAGCCAAAATTTCATCTTTTAATTTAATCCCAGTCATTCTTTCATACATTAATGTATACCAAGAAGTAAGAATAAAAATGTAATTTTCATATTCTTTGTTGTTTTCTTCAACTTGTGTCATCAATGTTTGATGTTCATTTGATAATTCAACATATACATTTTCAAGTTGTTTGTTTTCAGATTTTAATGTTAAAACAGATGAATTTAACTCAGAGTTTGATTCTTCAAGTTTTGAATGTGAATCCAAAATAAATTGTCTTTCATTTTCAACTTCATTATAATAATCAATCAACCCATTATATTTTTCTATTATTTCATTGCACTGTTCAACAGCTTTATTTCTCTCATCTAAAAGAACATTATATTTATCATTTAATTCATCAAAGATAATTTGATTTTCTTTATTTAATTTGTATCCTTCAATTTCTCTTTCCAATAAATTAATTTTTAGATTTAATGAATCTATACAAGAAACTGCTTTTGTATAATCATCTTTTGAATTTTTAATTTTAATTTCTAATATTTCGTTCTTCTGTTGATATACAATAACATCAGTGTTTTTATTTTCTTCTCCTTTCTTGATGCCTTTTTTAATTCCCAATCTATATGTTTCTTCAGCTGCTTTCCTTGATTCACGAACATCTGATTTTAATTTTGCAATTAACTTTGGTATTTTATCATAACATTGCATAATAGAATCAGCTAACATTTTTGCAATTGGATATTTATTTGTATTAGCAAGGAATATGAGATAATTATACAAAAACAACCTTGAAAATCTAGCGATCTTTTTAATTGAACCTCCAATAATCATAGTTTTAAAAATTACATCTTTTGATTTTTTTGAAACTGATGTTTTTAGTTCAATTTCTGAGTCTTCTTTTACCCGACAAACTTTGTCGTGTAAAGATTTTGTACTACTAACTAAAGAGTTAAATAAAGGCAACGCTGTCCAATTTCCATTGATTTTAATTTCAATTTGTTCGTATACATCGTCTATCTGTAATTCAATTCTATTTTCAAATGCTATTTGAACAACTTCTTCACGAAAAATCCAAATCATACTTCTACTATTAAAATATTCAGATGAATCATTTGAATCATGAATTTTATTTAATATCGAATACAATTCACCTCGAGTAATAGAAAGAATAAAATCTTTTCTATCGAATTTATTAATTAATCGTTGCCACGCTCTTTCATTGTTATTCAAAGAAGGGTTCAAACCTTTGATGTCGGATTCAGTCAAAGGAAATCCACTTGAAAATAATGTTTTACCAAGTATATTCTGAAAAGCCTGACCTACTTGTTGTGATTCTTTTGAAATTTGATTAACAATTGATTCAAATTCATCCATTTTAATATCAGATAAAGCTTGAATACCAGCATCTACATTTTCTAAAAATTCATCTAATTTAATTTTATTAACATTATTATACGTAGAACCGGTTCCATCAAAGCAAATTACGTTCATACCCACAGTTTTAATTGTGTCATGTCGATTGATTTCAAGTTCTTTATCATAGTTTCTATGTCCTTTTTCATTTACCTCAAGAAACAATCTTCGATCTTGCAAATAAATGGTTGCATCAACTATGAATTTTGAATCAAAGAATCTTTCCTGATACATTAATGTTATTTCAGATGCATAGTGGTTCATCCAAACATTTGATAAAACAAGTATTTCAAGTTTTTTTCGAAAATACTTTAGTGTGTCTTCATTTTGGAACAATTCTCTTCGAATCAAATAATGTAGGGGATGTTGAGACATCTGTTGGATTAACAAAGGTAATACAGCAACTGGTATCACTTCAATTGTTGTTGAATCATATTCATCTGAGATAGATTTTGGAATTGTCCAAGATTTAACTAAATTAAAAAGTTCAGAATTAGATTGAATCGCAAACACCATGGTGATGATATTAATCGACATACATTCAAAATTTCCTCTGACATAAAAGTTATATTTACGATCTACTTTAGCTAATGGATAAAGGACGTCTTCAAATACTTCAACTTCTTCTGGTAAACGAAAAAAGTTTCTGACGTTTGAATTAAATAAATTTAGATAAATATTATTTGTAAAATATGGTTGTAGTAATTGTTCAATTGATTGTGGTGTATTTTGAGCATTGATTGAATCTAAGAATTCTTTTGTGAGATACATTTTTTATTCTCATGACTCATGAGAATAAACCATTCATTTATTATGTTTTACTTTTAACATATAACAAAATAATATTGTTGATCAATAGAATTATTATGAGAGTCTCAGAATAGTCAGTGAAGCATTTGAGTTTGTCTGAGTTCCACCAGCAAGTGTCTGTAGAGTTACTGCAGCTGCAGAAGATCTGTTTCTTAACGTTAGAACAGCACCTGAACCAGCAGCAAAAATAACGCTACCTGTGTTTTGTTGAGTGCCTGCACCTGAACCATAAATGGATCCTGCAATTAATACACCATTAAGGAAAAGACCAAATTGATTCGGTTCGACACCTGAAACAGAGAATGAAACATGGTATATACCAGCATTAACAATGGTTGTAGGACTTGAACCCGGTGCATGTACAAAACCTGCTGTAATTAAACCATTAGTGTCAAAAATAACATCAGCATCAATGGCCACAGTGTTACCCGAAAGATTGTAGATGTACGCATAATCAGTCAGAGCAGCAGAACCTGTTGCACCGGTTGGTCCTTGAATACCCTGTAGTCCTTGAGCACCTTGTGGACCAGTAGGTCCTTGAATACCCTGTAGTCCTTGAGCACCTTGAGGCCCGGTGGGTCCTGTTGGTCCAGTAGGTCCTTGAATACCCTGAGGACCTGCGGGACCTTGTGCTCCTGGTGAACCTTGAATACCCTGTAATCCTTGTACACCTTGAGGCCCGGTGGGTCCTGTTGGACCTGTAAAACCATTGTTTGGACCAGTAGGTCCTGTCGGACCAGTGGCACCTGTTTCTCCCGTGGGACCAGTTTCTCCAGTATCACCTCGTGGCCCTTGTTCACCTTGAGCTCCGGTTGGACCTGACTCACCAGTGACACCTGTGTCACCTTGAGCTCCGGTTGGACCTGTTGGACCTGTAAATCCTATGTCACATATTGGTTTACAAGGAGAATCAGGTTTACAAGGAGAATCACATAATTTTCCACTTTCACAATCACTGCTACGCTACTACTTGATTCACAATTACAATCGCTCATTTTCTTTTTATTGGTCCATAATTTGTTTGTTACTAAATTTAATTTGATATTGTGAATTAATATCAAATTTTGTTCATTCTCTGATTGAATCAAAGAATTAAATGATTGATCAACAATATTAATTGAATAAAATTTATATTATTACTAGATACATTGGTTTTACAGATCCATCATACACCAGAAGGACCACAAGGAAGAGTTATTTTAATCATTTTACGTAAAGATTCACATGTATCGTTATTTTCATAACACAACATGTTGAATGGATGATAACCATCAGAACAACTAATTTTACAAGATTCACTATTTGTTTCACATATGATTCTACAAGAAAAATTATCATTAGAAGCATAACAATCAATCACACTAGGGTTATCATCTTTTGAAATTCTCAATAAACAACCTGAATCAGGATTCAGAGAACATATGAACCTTAGAGCTAGAGAATTTTTGATTGTCGATGATAAATTTTTACAAACAAAGTTTGAATCACAATAAACATCAACACTATTTCTCTTGTCGCTCATTTTATTTAATTGATTCGAAGTTCAATCTAATCAATTAAATACATTCTCAACAATCATTCGAAATTCATCAAAAACATCACTTAAATTTGATTTGATACTCACATTAAAATGCCAATTTTTTATGTCACTCGACAAAACTTTTTTGTTTTTGATTCGAACATTAAATAACAAAGAATCAAATTCATCTTTTCTTTGTTTTCCAATTTCTTCGTAAACCTTCAAATTAGTTTTTGTTAAACCAATCACATAATCTTCAAACTCATCTTCTCCAATCATCAATTCATCATCAAACATACCAAAATATTCTTTTCTTTCATGAACATAATAAGAAGGAAATCCATGGTTATAAATTATATTTTCAAATCTTTGATCTTTCTTTGTTCCAACTGATGATAATGGTTGTATATAAGAAAAATTTGAAAGTAATCCACCTACACTTTTAACATTATTTTCATTTGTTATTTTTGATTCGTCATACGAGTCACTCTCAATTACAATTATATTCTTTTCATTTGTGTTGAACAAAACCAATCCATTTGCAAATAAAATAGACTTTGCAATGGTGATATCTTTCATTATCACAGGAACATAACATGGAGATTCATCAAATTGTGATAAAGTTTTTGAATAAATAGGAATCACTGGTGCTGGAATCATCAACTCAAATAATAACTTTAATTTGGAAACATAAATTATTGATCCATGCCAAATAAATTCTCTTGTTGAAACCATTTCTTTTATTTTCCTGCTAGCAACAAACATTTTTAGTTCAGGTAAAGGATTGATCTGAATCGCTAGAATCAATTTGACACATTTTTCTGATTTTTTATTTGATACAATTAAATTTCCATTTTCAAATGAAATTACATCTGAGAACTCATAATCTTTTTTAGATACACTATTCTTTTTTCGTTTTTGATATAAAATAGAAGAATCAAATGGTAATGGAATAGAAGCAAAATATCCAAAGTTACCAAGAATAACAAAAGTTTTATCGATGTGATGATAAAATTCAGATTGTGATTCAACATTTACTTTATTTTTATATATCAATGGAATGTCAATTAAACCATCCCTGATGTTTATTGAAAAAACAAAATATAGAGGTGCATTCTCAGATTTTATGTCTATTTCATTCGAAGATTCGATAATTTCAAATGAATGTTTTTCTGCATATTTCATCAGATCGGGTGTTAAAAAAGAATAATAAGGAATTAAAATTTTTTTTGGATCCTCTTGTGACCAAAAGATTCTTAGGTCTTTTGCACCAACTTTGATTCTTTTGTATGTAGTCATTGTTTGAATTCTTAAATAATATATTATTTAAGAATTCAATATCTAACGATATAAATTAAAATTATGTTTTTTTCAGTAAGAGAACCATCGATTTTAATTTATTATTTTCGTTCTCTAATATTTTAATTTTGTTTTCAGCATTTTTTAATGATTCAAAACATACATCAAATTTATTATCTCTTTCATTGAGAATAAAATCAAATAAATTTTGTTCTTTGTTTTTTAGATTTTTTCTAAAATTCACAACTACTTTTTCAATTTTCTCGTGATTTCTCTGATTTTTAACCAAATTAGTTCGATACAAAGAAACTAACATATGAAACTTTTCATACGCAATCAATAAAATATTTCTGCATGTCCTTGCATTTATTGAATTTGATAACATGACATACTTTAAAAATCCTGATTTGCTGAATTTTACAAATCTAGTTTTATATGATTTACCCGAAGATACTTGGGGGGGTCGACCCCCCCAAGTCAACCATCCGAAAGAATCAAATTTAGGATCAATAAAATTATTGTTCACTAGTAGTTTTGTTACTATTTCTTTAAAATGATACAATAATAATCGAGTGTCATTTGTGACTAAATCATAATCAAAAACATAACTCATTATTTCACCTTGGGTTATTGAAACGTAGTCCAATCCAAATACATATTCTGGATATTTAAGGTTTTTACTTTCGACGTAATATTTATCGATTACTTTAAAAACAGATTTACGATCCTTCAATCCTAAGAATTTCATTAAATTTTCCATGCTGATTGGAAACATTTGTGTCGACAGGATTGCTTCATTTATCATCTGATAATATATTGTTTCAATTGTTAAAGTTGAATCTAATAATTGTTCGACTCTTATATTAGAAGCGTATATAAATTCAATTTTAATTATTTTATTATGTATTTTTTGAATAAAAATATCGATTACATCACTAGATATTTTGTTAGGATCTCGAGAAACATCTAATTCAAAAATTGATTCACAATAAACTCGAAGTGCTTCATTCCTTTTTATTTTTTCATCTCTATCAATATATTTGTGTCCTTCTTCGTTTACTTCAATTGCTATGAGTATTCCATTGATTGATATTACACTATCTATTAAATATGTTCTATCTAATATTAGATATTGATAGAACATTGTGTAGTTATATTTGTTTGAAAAGATATCCCAAATTCTTGATAACACAAAAATTTCTGATTTTTTATGAAAGTTTTCTAATAAATGATTTTTATCGTTGTTCTCAAAGTAAATTGATTTTATCAAATAATGATATGGATGTGTATTTAGTGATTCAATAATTTTTGGTATCCAAATTAATGGAATGATAAATATCGAATCTATTTTTCGAGAATATTTTTTGTTTGTTGTACAAAACTTTGAATGAAACTCTGATTCAAAGACAGCATCGAATCTGTCGTTGTATAATTTATCATTAATTGTAACTATACCTTTGAATGACAATATTGAACAATTAAATTTTTTTGGTAATTTTTCTAATAAATCTGAAACTTCTGTTTCAATTTGATTTATCATATCATCCTTATTCATTTGATTAATAAAAATCAAATGAATAAAATTATTTTAATTTTTATTAAATATTTCTCCAAACATTTTATCGAATAACATCGAATATTTTTTATATCCATTATCATAATAGTATTGACTATATGACTTTATTTTATCATTAAAATTATCAGGATATTCATTCAACCCTGATAAACACTCAAAAATACCTTTCATTCCTTTGATCATGAGAGAAGTCGATTCAATCACTGATGATTTTTTTTCTTTGTCATTTTCAACCCTACACCACAAATTATAATCTTCAATAACAATAGGTATAGTTTTATTTGTTTCAACATTCAATGCTCGAATGATCATTGATTTTCCCTTGTATATAGGTTGTGGTTCATCAACATTAAAATATTCAAAGATTGCTGAGTTAATCTTTAGAAATGGATAACAATTCTTCAAATGAGATTTATCTTTCATTGTAACTGTCAGAGAAATTATGTTCAACAAAGATAAAATTCTCCAAAGAGAAAAATATTTCTTTTCTCTCATGTATGGAAACATTTCTTCAAATGTATCATCAAACAAATTTAGTAGCATTGATTTTACGATAATAAAAAGAACATAGTCCCAAGTGTCATCGTCACCATCTGTTGATCCAAACATACGAAGAAATAAATCATTTTTACTTCTATTTATTTCATTTGAATTATAAAATAAATTATCTCCAATAGAATCTATGTATCCAAAATATCTAAATGCTATATCTAATCTACGTGTTGAACTAATTTCATTCATTTCTGAAATGTAATCATTTGATGAGAGATTGTTTACGTTTGATTCGAACCAAGCATCAACAAAAGATTTACAACAAATGGGATTTGACAATGAACAAATCAAATAAAAGCGAAACAATTCAAATGTCTTTCGCAATTTATATTGGGTTGATTCATTAAATTTATTTGTTTGAATTGTTTTTAGCCAATTTGAATATGATTTCTTAACTGGTGATAATATTTTAATTAGTTCTCTGTTTGATTCAAATAAGATATTATGAGCATATTTACCTATATTTGGAGAAAGTGAAGCTAAACAGAAATTAATATCTGTATACAAAATATCTACTTCTTTTTGTTCGAGGTTAGGATTGATAGATTTTTTACTGACTGACGAATCAAATAAATAATCTATTTTTTCTTTAGGTTTTATATAAGGAATCATATTTATATCTCCTTTTGATAAATAATATGCAATTGGAAATACTTTGTCGATATCTGATAAACTTGATGGATCAAATCCTTCTTTATTGTTAATTTCTGTCAAATGTACGATTGAATTTTTAAAAGCTAACCAACCTTCACTTGTTGATGAAAACCCAAATGTGGTTCTATTAAGATCAATATGTGTCAATTCTTTATCTGTATATTTGCATTTATTTGGCCTATCTTCGACACATGATATACAAAGTTGAAAGAGTTCAATAAAAAACTTATATTTTGATTGAAATGAATCGAGCTCTACTTGAATTGAATCAAGTTGTTTATTTGGAAGTTGATATTCAAATATTAATGTGTCACAAATAATTTCTGGTTCTTTTTCATCAAGTGATTTAATATCTGATGGTCTCGATAAAATTGGTTTATTTGACGATTGAATGTTTGATGAGCTCATTTTGTAAAAAAACTAAAATTAATGTGAATTTTATTATTGTTTGAAATATATTTGAAGTGTAGCAATAATAATTTGAAAATCAATGAATGAAATGTAAGTTTCATCAATGAATGAAATGTAAGTTTCTGATTTCAAACAATGATGCAAATATTTGTTTGTGTTGTTAATATTTCTGAATTAACTTATATTCTCAAATATATTTGAAGATGAAATATATTTGAAGTATAGAATAATAATTTGAAAATCAATGAATGAGATGTAAGTTTCACAATCAGAATCTCAATTCTCAAAAATAATTCTTAAAATTCATTTCAAACATAAATGGATTATCTACAAACTACGATTGAAATATGTTCAAAATATATACATCCTGGGATCTTTTCTATTTTTATGACAGAATATGAAAAAATAGAATCACCAGAATCAATCCTATTAAATAAAGATATTATTAATGATTTTGATCAATTAACAATCGAAGAAAGAATTCTTTCTTTCTTTTCAATTGGAGATGCTATAAGTAACCTAATGTCACTTGGATATCACTTTCCTTCTGTTGAACTAACTGATTTGATTTTTTGCATTGATGAAAGAAGAGTTAGATTTGCTCCGAGATTATATAATTATATGGAACCATATGTTTACAAAACAAAAGATTATTCATTTCTTAGTTCAGGTTTAATTTTATTATTTATTGGATCTGATGTGAGTAACTTTGATAGATATGAGGAATTTAAATCAGAAACAGATAATGAAATTTATATGTCCACATGTGATTTGGTTCTTAAATTTAAAGATTTGATGAGTGATTCTTTCATAAAAATTCCAAATAAACCCGAAACAAAACCTAAGTCTAAACCTAAGTCTAAACCTAAGTCTAAACCTAAGTCTAAACCTAAGTCTAAACCTAAGTCTAAACCTGGATTTTTTAAGAAAGAATTAAAAGATGTAACTAGTCCCACTGATACAATTGATATTGTTGATCTCATGTTTAATAATCAATATAAAAACGATGAAACATATCCTGCATTTGTCACGAATCAAGATGTAAAAAAATCTTCATTTTATTCAGGTTTTTTATTAACTACACATACATATTTTATTCAACCTAAATTTGACATCTCTATTCGACCTTCTATTTTTAAGATTCCTTATCGAAAACCAGAAAAAAATATACTTCATTTATCTTCTTATGTTCGATCTCTAATGTTTGAACCAGACAGTTGGAATTATGTTTCAGTCATCAAAGTTCGATATGCATTCCAAGTTTATTTATCAGGTCAAATCGAATTATTATCAGAGTATGGTTCTGTTACGTTTGACACGAAATTTGAATCCACTCCAGAACTACATTATTTTTTTGCTTTTCAAGGTGCATATGAACCAAGAATGGTTTCAAACATAGATTATTCAAAGTTTATTTCTCTCGTTGAAGATCTTTCAGGATATACTTCTGTATTGAATCAACAAAGATTAAATATCAATGAAATTTCAGAAACTTATGAACAGATGTATGAATTGTTATTCCCAAAGAATATAGAATCTTTAAATATTAACTATGATAAATTATTTGATCGATATGAAAAACAAAAGTACGATACAAATACTTTACATGTTCTTTCAAAATTAACTTTTTCCAGTGTAGGTTTAATCCAACAAAGACCATTATATTTATTAAGGACGATTGGAATCAAAGAATGGTCAGATCCAAATATCGTTTCACTCATTTATGCAAAGAAATTTAAGGATATTTGGTGTGACATTTATTTTATTTATGAATCTGATGACGGAAGAAAAATAAAAGAATCACTGTCGATATGTTTCACGACGAGATATAGTGGTTTGTTTCTCAGAATTCATGGTCATTCGAGTGTTTTGTGGTTTGATCGTGACAATAAAACAATTGATTTTTTTGATTCTATTGGAAAAACATTAAAATCACAAATGACAACAGAAATAATGTATAAAATTTTAACTGAATTGTATCCTGATTATGACATTAATGATCAAAGTAGATATTTAAATAGAGTACAACATTCTTCAAACATAGTTGAAGAATATCGAGATGGGATGCAATGTAGTTATTTTTCAATAATATATTCGATTCGTAGGTATTTTGGTCAGAGTCATTCTGTAGCTATTAATCAAATTAAATTAGATAAATATAATTTTGAAGCACAAATGATTGCATTGACAGCATATGCAGTTAAACTTGTTTATGGAAATGTGAGAGGAACCATTGATGAATTGATTGAATTGTCAGAGAATATCGGGTTGAATGTTGTAAGGTAAAATTAAAAAATTTTGGATGATGTTTTGAATTTATTTGGTAATAATTCATATAAAATGAGATATAATATTTATATGAATTGATTAATTGTTTGAAATCAGAAAATTACATATTGGAATTTTGATTGTTTGAAATCAGAAAATTACATCTCATTCATTGATTTTCAAATTATTATTCTATAATTTAAATATATTTGAGAATACAAGTTAAATTAGAAATATTAGCAACACAAACAAATATTTGTATCATTGTTTGAATCAAAAACTTCATTCATTAATTGTTTGAAACTTACATCTCATTCATTGATTGATGAAACTTACATCTCATTCATTGATTGATGAAAATTACATCCCACTCATCCATTTTCAAATTATTATTCTATACTTCAAATATATTTGAGAATACAAGTTAAATCAGAAATATTAACAACACATATAAATGGGTTTATATGTGTTGTTTGAAACTCAAATCTCATTCATTGATTCATTCAAATCAAAACTCAAATCTCATTGATTCATTCAAATCAAAACTCAAATCTCATTGATTGATTCATTCAAATCAAAAACTCAAATCTCATTCATTGATTCATTCAAATCAAAAACTCAAATCTCATTCATTGATTCATTCAAATCAAAAACTCAAATCAATCATTGTTTGAAATCAGAAAATTACATCCCACTCATCCATTTTCAAATTATTATTCTATACTTCAAATATATTTCTCTGATGAAATATATTTGAGAATACAAGTTAAATCAAAATATTAACAATCAATATAACTTGATTTATATTGATTGTTTGAAATCAGAAACTTACATTCCATTCATTGATTGTTTGAAACTCAAATCTCATCCTATTAATCAATGAATCTCAAAACTCATCCTATTAATCAATGAATCTCAAAACTCATCCTATTGATTTTCAAATTATTATTCTATACTTCAAATATATTTGAGAATCCAAGTTAAATCAGAAATATTATCAACACAAATAAATCCAGTTGTATCATTGTTTGAAATCAGAAAATTACATTCCATTCATTGATTGTTTGAAATCAAAAACTACACTCATCCCATCAATTAATGAATCTCAAATCTCATTCATCAATTAATGAATCTCAAATCTCATTCATCAATTAATGAATCTCAAATCTCATTCATTGATTTTCAAATCTATTTCTATACTTCAAAAAATATATTTAATCATCGAAGTAATTTCAAATAATCTTTTTCACACCAAATTCTCGAACCTTTTTTACCTGAATCAACGATAACAGAATTAATCAAATATCCAAACTTAATATTTAAATCAGATAATTCATTCCAATATTTATCAGAATAAAATGACGAATCAAGTGATAAATGTCCAATTTTATAAAAAACATCATATACTGAAAGAAAATCTGCAATTTTATGTTCAAATATAACGAGTGATTTAATTTTACCAATAAAATCGCTATCATTACCAAAGTATTTATTGTCAGACATTGGAAATTTAAGCTTATAAGTTAAATCTGAGAACTTCCAATTTTTTATCTTTTCAATTGCTTTTTCGGAAGCACCATAAACAATTATTTTTATTTTTCTACCGATATCACAATTTACTGATTTTGAATCCAAGCACTCTTCGTTGAACAAAGATTTATAATAAAGTCTGAAATTAAACAAAGATGAATCCATGTTGTCTCCAGAATATGATCCATCATCTAATATTACAATTTGTTTATTATTTGTTCTTTGAATCATTTCTTCATCTGAAATTCCTGTTCTAACGAAATCAACTTTATCTCCATATTTATCTTGGATACAACAATAAAACCAATCCATTGATGAAAATTTATTTTTTGCTGTAGGTAATAACATATTTGCAAATACAATCCCACTTGGATTTTTTTCAATCAACATATCAATTTGTTCATAGAAAAAATTAAACATCGAAGCATCATCAATGAATAAAGTTCTATTAAATATATCAATGGTAAAATTATACATTGACTGGAGAAATTTGTAGTTTCTATTAGGTAACCTCTTATTAAGTAAATGGAACTCTAATTCTTTGATTTTCCTGATGTGATTCAATATCATTTCATATCTCTCATTGATAGAAATATAATATTTATTTTCAGGATATTCAAATGTATCTGATCCAAAGATATCGTTACTTAAGTCGATAAAGAATTTTGAATATTTATCAAAAAATATAATTTTAGCTCGTTTCACAGATGAAACAAATAATTTAAGTTCTTCATGAACATATGTAAAAGTTAAATCTACTTTTTCTAACATTGATTCAATCGAAGTTATGTTTTCTGGGTCATAATGAAATCCATTTAATTTTGAATATCTCAAATAAGTATCAGATAAAGTTTCTAATTTGAATCTAATATTCTCATTTTCTTTTTGTATTTCTTCAATTATAAGTAAATTTAACAATTCAAGTTGTGAATAAACATCATTCAATGTTTTATCTGCAGATTTACTTCGATTAATTAACATATTAACTTTGTCTGTTATTTTATCATACACATCTGAAGCACTATTTGTTTTTTCTTCACTTAAATCTTTTTCTGATGGTTTGTAATCATATTTGTAGAGAGTTGCAACACCATATTTGACAAATAATAAATGATAATAAGCTAACACCGTATATTTTTGATTCAAATTGAATCCCAGCGTAAAATTTAAGTCAAGTTTTTTTTCAAAACACTCAGGATATGCCATTTATGTTTCCTAAATCAAATAATAAAAATTATTATTTGATTTTCATTGGTTCATCTGAACAACAAAGAACAAAGAAACCAAACCTTTGACCTTCCACTAGGGTGAAACTCTTTAAATGGTTTATTTATACATGAATATGATTTTACTTTACCCATTTGATTGTAAAATACAATGTCTTTTTTTCGAGTTTTATCACATTTTCTTATGTTTGTTAGAGATCGAAGTAAATAATTTGAATCTTTTTCAGGATCAATAGATTCAATAAAACTCGATGTGCAATATTCTTTCATGTAATTCTGACTTAAAATTCCATATATTTCTAAATAATTATCATTCAATATTCTAGGTATTTTATTTACCATGGAACAACCACATAGTTCAACAATAAAATCTAAGTTCAGACTGATAATGTAAATCGTTGTTAAAACTCCATCACCAAATGTTTGAAACAAAATGTAAGAAACATTGTTTTCATCGATCCAAAGCTCTTCACTAGAATCTCTGAATGGTTTATCAATTTTTAATTCAAAATCACCTTTTCTTATTGTTTGTTCGTTTTCATTAACAGTGTATTTTTCAGATCCAATGTAGAAAAAACTTTCATTCCCATCATATGGGATTGAATCAACGTAAATCAATTTATTATTTTCTTCAGTGAATTTGTAAATCGATTCTATACTGAAAGAATTAATAAAATAATATCCATTGATAATTTGAACAGAAGAACCTCGAATTTTTCTATCTAATTCAAAAATTTGATTTGATTCAGCATCAATTAAAAAATTACCACAGTAAAATTTAGTAGTATTATGTATATAAAAACAAGGAAATTTATATATTTTACTATCAAAGAACCAATGAAAGTTATGTTTTTCAATTTCATTGTTCTTTGAATCAAACAGAGTTAAGTTAAAAAATAAATGATATTTAGGTAATTCTGCAAATGTTAAAATTAAACCTCTATCATTTTTTCCTGTATCTAATAATAAAGAACGATCAAATAAACATTTCTGTGATGATGCTACGATAGAACATCGAAACAGATCTCTATAATTTTTCATTGATATCGTAAAAAATGGAAATAAAACATGAATTGAAGATACACATGAAAATGAAACATCTGAATTTATTTCAGTTAATGTAAGAATAATTTTAGGTTTGTTCATTTAAATGAATGAAGCAGATTTTTCAATAATCATTTATTTATTTGTCTGGACAATCAGCAAATATTTCTTTAATTTCTTCAGTTGGTTCTTCATTGTAAAACCGACGAGAGTTCGAATATGCATAGTTGTTTTTATGAATTTCAGGTAAATCACATTTGTCTAACTCATCATTTTGATGTTTATTTAGAGAACTGCCCCAAAGAGAATTACCATGAGAAATGTCACCAAACCAAAGATGTGCAGCTGCTCTGTTAAATCGAATAGCTGATTTTTTTTCAGGTGTTTTTGCTTCATTCTCAAGTTGGTGATACAAAGAATCAAGTAAATTTAAGGTGTAAAGCTTACATCTGTCGTTACATCGAACGTCATTCAGGGTATCCCATAGACGTGAAAGCAATGGTTCCATTTTATTATACATAAAAAACTTTGATGATGTTTTGGGATGAGAGGTAAAATTTACAAATAAAATTATTTGTAAATTTGTTCAATATTGATAGTTCAATTTTAAGTTTGAGTCTAGTTAAATCCTAAATTTGATTCACATTCAAACAAAGCATTTTTAAGTTTTTCAATTTCTCTTTTCAAATTAACATTCTCATTGTTTGATTGAATCAAAGAAGAATTTATCGATTCAAGATCTTCTTCAAATTTTTGCTCAACGACAGAAAATTTTAATTTTAACTTATTTGAAAGAGATTTCTTAAAATTCGCTATGAGTTTCTCAAGATCTTTAGAGTCACTCTTCTTTTTAAGTTTATTTCTCATCACAGAAATCAGAGAATGAAATGCGATGTAAGCATTTGATAAAATTTTTTGACATCTTTCTGAGTTTATACTTTTTGAATTAACGACAAACGAATTCTGTTTTAACAACAATTCAAATAAATCAAACACCTAAAAATGTTTTAGGTGTTTTCAGTTAAACTTTGATAAAAAGTTCATCAACAAGATAAGAATGTTAGAGTTGTTAACTTTCATTATTTAACAACTCTAACATTCTAATATTTAAAATATTTCTTCTTTTCAAATAAAAATAAAATATCAATTTAATATCGAGTTAAAACTATTAATTGACTCATATAATT